TTAGTACCAACATACTTGCTGGGGTTTTTCATTTCAAATCTGCCTTGAGCAAATTTAGGCATATTAAGCACTCACGTTACGTTGTTTTGAGACATCTTCTACCGGTGTACGGTATCCTAGTGTTGAAGTTGCTGGTCTGTTATTATTTAGAACTTCGGCAACCAATGCACTAATTTCTAATTGTTCTAAGCCAGTAATATCATCTAAAACTTTTGTTATAGGCATGTTTTCTAACTTTGCTTGTTTTAATAATGATGTTGCAACAACTTCTGCTGCACTATTATCAAACCCTTTATCTAAAAAAAACATAATTGCTGCGTCATAGTCAACAGCATTATATTGTAAAGGTGATTTGCCGTATTGGTCAAAGTAAAGTCTAGTACGTGCTGCACTATCTTGTATTTCTTTTGCTGGTAAATTAGTAGGCATGTTATGTTCCTATATCCTGTCTTCCTATGCCGGTGCCGCCACGTGTTACTTTTTTCGTTGCAGTAGTAGTTCCGTTGGCTGCATCATTCTTCGGAAAGAATATTCCTGCTGCACCTGATATTGTATTTGAAATTTGTTGTATGCCACCTGGGCTTGTTAAAATATTAACACCCTCGTTAATAATAGAATCTTTACTTAACCCTCTAATATTTTTATATGTGTTAACTGCGGCAATTGCTGTACCTAAAAATGATTTAGGACTTTCAAACGCACTTCCGTTACCAACAGCACCAAAGATAGATTCAAGTCCATCAAGTACACCACCTTCTCCTAGTAGTAATCCTGTTCCTCCGCCTGCAACTCCTAATGGAGATGAAACTGTATCATAATGTAGTGTTGCAAAGCCTTTAGGTGAACCTTGACTTATTGTTCCTGCTGTATACTGGACTGCTTCGTACTGTAATGTCATAGAACTTTCAGCAGTTTCAGACCCTGCTGCGTAGTCCATACCGCCTGCTGTCCACTGTTGAATCTTTGGATTAACTAGTGTGTATCCAACAAAGCGTCTACGTCCCATTGTATAGATAGTAACAGATTTAAAAAAGTCCGCAGTTGAGCCGTTATCAAAACCAAATGCATAGTTGTTAGTATCTTTGTTTCTATATTGATCTCTATCAAATGCTGCTGTAGGATTATTCCTATCGGCAACATAATAACCATAGTACAACGCCCACAGAGCACTTATAACACCTTGGTTATCATCATGCATAGTAAACTGTACAGGATCGTATTGAATTCTTTTGTAAACGTTATGCTTTTTATTATACTGGTTTAGTGTATCCATTTGGAAACTAAACTTAGGCAAGTCTACACCTTTAACTAGTAGTCCTGTTTCTTCAGCGTGTTTGGACTTAAAGTTAGCAGCCTTAACAGCAATTGGATCCATTTCAAACCTAACATAATAATTAAATTTAGTCTTAGGTGCAAGACGCATTGTATTATCAATGAACAGTCTTGTGGCATGGGTATAGTTACCCATAATACCTTTAGGTTGAGTAAGTCCAGTTGCAAAATCGCTGAGAAATCTTGTGAATTTGTTTGCCATACTATTATTTAGCCATAAAAAAAGCCCGGAAAATAATCCGAGCTTCTTCTATTTTATTTAAAAAATTATTAGCCTTGTGCGCCTGAAGAACCTGTAGTAGATTCACCAATTGTTCTTCCAACGTTTGCGCCAATTCCAACGCCAACGCCTTGCTCACCTGCGCCCCACTGTACCATGTTATCAAAACGTATAGTAAGTGCAACTTGCATAGCTTCGTTAGTAGCGTAGTTAGCGTCACCGTAGTCTACGTTAGTTAGGAAACAACCATACATGTTTGCTGTTTCTAATACGCTTACTCCGTTTTCACTAGTACCGTTACCACCGTCTAGTACTTCAATTTTAGTTGAGAATTTGTAGTCAATACCTGATCTAGCAGATGCTTGTTCAACAAAGTCGAACTGCTTCTGGACCTGTTGGCCGACTAGCTTCTGTACAAAGCCACTAGCATCATCACGTAAGTTTAATGTTAGTGTTTCAAAAGTATACTTACCTGCTAAGAATACCTTTGAGTTGTACACGTCTAACTGCATTTCTTCAAAACCTACTTTTGGTCTTGAAACATCTACAACTTGTTTAGTAAGTTCTGTTGCAGCACTAACTCCGAATCCTAAAAGTGTCACCCTAAAGCGATATTTTAGTTTAGGCATCAAGAGCACTTGGTTGCCTGCGTCTGTTGGTACTCCAAAGTTGTTAAGTGATGTAATAGGCATTATATTTCTCCTGTGTTCTTGACACGCAATGGAATGTAAATAAACTCAATCGCCTTAATCGGTTCGATCGCAATATCAACATAAAGTTCATTTCTGTCAACCCTTGCTGGCGTATTGTTAGTTTCATCACACACAACTGCAAAGTCGTATAAAGCTCTTAAGCCTACAAGCTCGAGTAATAATGACTCAACTGCTTGTTTAACTTCGTCCCTTGTGATCTTATCATTTGGCTCAAAGATATAAGGTCTTGCAAGTTTGTTAAGTTGTGATCTTAAATACACAACTAAACGTGCTACGTTAATTCTATCTAAAGCACTTGCATTTCTTGCTCTAGTTTTTTGTCCGTAGTTTACAAGTCCTACACCGTTAAAGAATGTAATTGGATTAATTTTCAATCCATACAGTGTATCTCTTTGTCCTTCGTTCAGTGCAACTGTTTGGAATTCACCTGTTGCTGCATCAATATAACCTACTGATGTAGCGTTGCTAATTCCACCACGTCTTGTTCCTGCTGGAGCAAACCATGGAAACGATACTTGGTCGCTTAGTGCTATAGTTCTCATCATCATGTGTGATGCTGGAACAACAGCGTTTGCGCCACCTAAGTCAGTTGTAAATCCATTTGGATAAAACGCACCTAAGTATTCATCGTATGTTACAAGTCCGTTATCGTTGTTGTCAACTACCAATGCACTGTTTGAACCATATGCTAACAATGAAGTTGCATCACTTGCTAATCTTAAAGGTGTATCACCAATAACAAATGCTGTTAAGCCTCTGTCAATGTTTAAGTTAACAAGGTTGCTCATTGTTTCTGTGTATCCAGGACATGAAATTAAGTTAAAGTTTCTTGTTTCTTCATCTCTAATTTCTGAACTTGTGTCAATTGCTGATTTAAGTGCCTGTGTTACTACCATACGCTGTGCATGTCTACCAAATGATCCGCTACCATCTTCTTGGTTGCCTGATTGTGTAGACCATCTGTCTGTAGCATAACTTGTCATCGCTTCGTCTCCAAAGCGTGTGTTATCAGCTGTTAAATCAATATAGTTGTTGTTGTACTTTTTAACGTTACCGCCACTTCTACGTAAGTTCCATAGCAACATACCTTTTGGATATAGTGCAGGATCTGGAGCATCTGGATCTAAGTAGTCGTTAGTTAGTAAGTCTTTAATAGTTGCTGCTGTATTACCAGTAGCACCTGATAGACCATAACGTGCATCTGCAAATAATACACCGTCTTCTGAAGTTTGATCTGTTTTATCAACAAGTACCCATGCTAGGTTACTACCGTCCCATCTGTAAATTGTTGGGAAGTCTTCTAAACTTGCAGTTGAAATCCAAAGGTCTCCATCTACTAGTGCAGTACCATCGCTTTGTCCTGTTGTTGCACTTGGCTCAGTTGCTGAAACAATTGGGCCTAATGGTGAACAGTTAGCGTATCCTGAACTGTAATTATGGTAACCTTTCCAAGTAGTACCATTATGAATCATAATGTCAACTTCACTAAACTCTGGATTGTACCAAAGTTGTCCATCTGCTGGTTCAGCTAATGGAGCATTGCTTGAAGCTGCAAAATCGTCTGCTGCTAAAGGCTTCCAGTTAGATACAACATAGTTTTCACTAGCGCCTGTTGCCGCTGCATAAAAGTTTGCTGTTCCTAACCCTGTGTTAAGACTGTAAACAGTGTAAGCACTTCCTATTGGAGTATTAGTTCCATCAGTAATTCTAAAATCTCCGCCTAACTTGTGGAAAATTTCTACTGCATTTGTGCTTGTTACTGCTGCTTCGATATTAGTAAAACCTGCACTGTTAATAGCACCTGCCATTAAGCCTGCGTCATTAGCATTACCTGCTGCTGTAAAGCTCACGCTTACTCCAGCGTTTAACGCTCCTGATGTTTTAATACCTTCTGCAATTGTAAATGTGTTTCCGCCTACTGTAAATGTACTTGCGTCTACTACTGCTGAAGTAATTTTAGTAACTCCTGTTGCAGCTCTTCTAAACACTCTAAACGAAGCAGTCATAGGTGTTGTATCGTAACCACTATTTTCTTCTGCGTTAGTTTGTACATAAATGCTATCAGTTGGAATGTTAACTCCGCCACCTGCTTTATCTAATGCATAAATTGCAGATGAGTTGTTAGCATACAATGGTGCAGTATATGCTACCCATGAAAGAGTCGCTGCTGACCATTTACTTGCTCTCCAACGTGCGCCGTTGTTTGGCTCAGTTGTTTTAATCCAAACACTTCCTGTTGGACGTGGTGTTGTGTCACCAGTTTTAAATTCTGGAACATTAGTATGTGCATCAATGTGTAATTCTGGACCATAGTATGTTCCTTTTGCAATACCTAAGTCTGCAAAAGTAATAGTTGGACTACTTATACCATCATCAATAATAATAGCGTTTGACTTGGATGAATCACCTACACCGTCTAAACTACCATCTGAATAAAGATAAAGTCTTCCGCTTACGTTTCTTGCAACAATACCTTGTGTTTCTGTAATAGCACCGTTAATAGATGTTACCAAGTCATCTAATGTGCCTGATACTACAAAGTTTGTTCCGTTAACACTGAAGTTTCCTGAAGTTGCTGAAAAAGTATCGCCAACAATTGTTGGATGGCTAGCTGACCAATCGTTGCTTCCTACTTTAACCCAAACTCCTTGTGTAACAGTTGAACCGTTACCTGAGGACTTGTACCACATAGTTGCATTTTCTTTACTTGCAGTAAACGTTCCGCTACCGTCAACAGTTTCAAATACTACTGCGTAATCGCCAATAGCACCAACTGATGTTTTAGGTGCGCCGTTATCAATTTTTGATGCGTCATCGTCTGTTAATACAATAGGTGTTTTAGCAGCAAATTTTTGACCACCTGTTGTGGTTACTGCTGCACCATTCCA